ATGATGAATAGAAATGAAGTAACACCTGATATGGATTGGCATCGAATTGATATTGTTGCCGCCTTGCACAAGGAAGGCGTATCCATGCGAGAGCTTTCTGTACAGGCGGGTTTGAAGCCAGATACATTGAAAAATGCACTTTCCCGCGCCTACCCTAAAGGGGAGCGCATCATTGCCGACGCGCTAGGTACTGAGCCAGCGCACATCTGGCCCAGCCGCTATTTGCGTAAGGCGTACTGATTATGTTCCTAAGCGTAAGTGAGTTAGTGGGCTTGCCGGGGTTGCCGGGTACAGCCCAAGGTGTCCGGTGGACATTGAGGAAAAGTACGGGTAATTCCCCTGACCTGATGCGCAGACGCCCAGGAACCAAGGCTTTTGAGTATCACATCGACTGCCTGCCTGAACGGACTCAGGAAGAAATAAAGCTGCGTCATTTTAACTCTCTGTTAATCGCAGATAAAAAGGCCGTTAAAAGCGATTTAAAACCAAGGGTAAAGGCTAGTCAGGAACTTGATCTCATGCGCCAGTGTCCAGCACTGCTGGAGCGGAGTACTGGCAACATGACCACGCTACAGCGCGATGTCGCTGATGCTCGCGCCACTTTGGTGATTGAGGTTTTTACTTTGCAAAATGCAGGGTTGTCACGAATTAAGGCCATTAATTACATTTGTGACCAGTCACAATCTAATACCTTGCCCGAGAAATTACAGAAAGCGGCGGCGATGGCCAATGCCCGTAAAGGTCTGCGCACGGGTGTTAGCGTCCGCACCCTCAATGGCTGGGTGGTTGACTATGAACGTGCATCAAACTCAGCAGAACGTCTGGTCTTACTGGCTCCCGGTCACAATAAAGGTAAGCCTGTAGAACACATAAAATGGATGCCTCTGTTTATGACCCACTACCGCACCACCAAAGGGTTAACTGTTGCGGCGGCTTACAAGAAATTTAAGAAGGCATGGGATACGCAATATGCCGACCAGCCCGCCATGCGAGATGCAATACCCTCGGTTTATGCCGTTCGCCGGGCTTTAGATAAGCTGCCGACCATCGTTAAGCAGCGTGGTCGCGTGACGGGCTCCGCTATGCGTGCGCTGAATACTTATGTTAAACGTGACTGGTCACAAATGCCCGTCAACGGTGTTTGGATTGGGGATGGCCACAGCATGAAAATGAAGGTGGCACACCCTGACCATGGTCGCCCATTTACCCCCGAAATCACCCTGGTTATTGATGGCCGGACACGTTATGTCGTTGGTTGGAGCCTGAGCCTCGCTGAGAATGTTATCGCGGTGGCTGATGCGTTGCGCCACGGTATGCAACATCACGGTATACCGCTGATCTACTACTCAGATAACGGTGCTGGCCAGACAGCCAACATATTAGACGCTGATATTACGGGGATTTTTTCGCGGCTTGGCGTGGAGCACCCTACGGGTATTCCCGGCAACCCGCAGGCGCGTGGGATTATTGAGCGACTTAACCGTGAAATACCCGCCCGTATCGCCCGTAAATTTGCCACCTATAACGGCAAATCCGCTGACCGTGAAACGGTTCGCATGCTCAGCGTTGATCTCAACTCAGCCTTTAATGCACAAGGCAAGAATAAAGAGCTGAACAGCCGCCAAAAAGCGGCCATGGCTAAATTACCGTCATGGCGTCAGCTTATTGATGCCATAGAAGATGAGATTGAAGACTATAACGAAAGACATCGCCACAGTGAGCTCCCTTGTCGCGAAGACGGTAAGCACTATACCGCTGCGGAGTATCGGCAACTGCTACTGGCCGACGAAACTATTGATCGCCTTTCTGATATCGAGTTGCGCGATATGTTCCGCCCGCAAATCATACGTACAGTTAATCGCGGTTGGTTCCCTCTCTTTAAGAATGAGTATTTTTCTCAGGATTTAATTCAGGTCGACGGTGAACAGGTTCTGGTTGAGTTCGATATTCACGACGCCAGTAGCGTTACCGTTCGCCGCCTTGATGGTTCGTTTATCTGTACTGCCATTGTGAACGGCAATACCCACGCTGCCTTCCCTGTGGAATATATCAAGAAAGTGGCAAAAGACCGCCATAGCCGCCGTATGAAACTGGTTGAGCAAAAAGCCGAAGAGATTAATGCCGAGCTTAACCCGGTATTGACTGCTGAGAGTGCGCCTGATTTTGGTTCGCTTATTCAGAGCGATATCTCAAGAATTAATGATGACCGGGAAGAAATGTTCTTATTCCAGTCTGATCGCGATGAATATTTAAAAACACATGGCCATAAAAAAGCGGCTATTTGACGCCCATCAAATGCCGCTCATTCACTACACAGGAGTTCAATCATGACAATTAAAAGTGACCTTATAGAACTGATGGAACGTAAAAACCTTAATCAAACACAGGTTTCACGCGCTATCGGTATGAGTACTGCCACCGTCAATCAATATCTACAGGATAAATATAACGGGGATTTGGACAGGGTCAATAACGAGGTTCAGGCTTTTCTTGACCGGACGCGTGAAAAAGATAAGGCCCAGCGTGTTGAAGTAAAGTTTGTCGCCACATCGGCGTCTAAAAAAGCGCTGGAAATTATCCGCATGGCCCATGTTGACGGTGAGATTAATGTGATTTACGGCGAGGCGGGTTTAGGGAAAACCATGGCATTAAAGGCTTATGCCAGCCAGAACTCTACTGCGCTGCTCATTGAGGTTGACCCCAGCTTTACCGCTCGTGTTCTGCTGGAAGAAATCTGCAACCGACTGGGGTTATCCCCTCGCGGCAATATGCATGAAACCTTTGAATTATGTAGTAATAAATTACGTGATTCGGGTTATGTCCTGTTGATTGACGAGGGTGAATTGTTGCCACATCGGTCACTGGAGGTACTGCGCCGTTTGCATGATAAAAGCGGGATCGGCGTTGTCCTGGTCGGAATGCCTCGCCTGCTGATTAACCTGAAAGGGAAACGTGGCGAATTCGTCCAGCTTTATAGCCGTGTGGCGTTTGCACTCAATATCGGCAATGCCCTGCCTAAAGATGATGTTAGCGCCATTGCGGCCAGCGTGTTGCCTGCGGTGGCTGATGATATCAATGAGGTGCTTTATCAGGAATCTAAAGGCAATGCCCGCCGCTTGTTTAAGTTACTGCGCGGCGCAATTCGCCTGAGTCATATCAATGAAACGCCGGTGAGTGTCGGTGCCGTTCGTCAGTCTGCCAAGATGCTGATTAATTAAACTGGAGGGGAATATGCATATTAATAATGAAACCAAGGCTCTGAAACGTATTGCAAGCAACAATATCTACGGAGGCTATTTCCGTGATTACCTCCATATGCAAGAGATTGATGGTGTGTTCTGTCTGAATGTTGACGTTTATTCCCTTGTCTGTGACCGCTTGGGCTTGGATGTATTCGATGTCGATGACTGGGAGGCATCAAGGCTCACCCTCCGTGCTCAGTCATGTCGCACGACGTTCAGTGAGGCGTATCGACTGGCGAGGATATACCTGAAGGGCGGTACTATTTCCCTTGGTGGGATATCTCGATCTTTGCTTTGTGATTTGAATTTGTCTCTCAAATTAAATTAAGGAGCAAGCCATGTGCCAATTACCTATTAATAACCCGGTATTAATGAAACCTATTAATCGCCTGCTACGTGCTGGTATTAAGGTCGTGGAATTTAATGCCCGCTCTCGTCGCCCAATTATTGAAGTAGATCGCCCATTTAAAGCCTGGGAACAAGGTGCGGTTGAAATTACCGAAACCCGTAACGGTGTCCGTAGCCTGGTCAAAATGACCATCTGGCGCGGTGCTCATATCATCTGGAGATAACAAAAAATGGGAGAGATTCTTAAACAGAAGTATCAGGTATTTATTTCACGGTGCAGGGCAAACGGGACACCGTTGCTGCGGTTCACCTGCCCACAGTGCAGCAGCGATATTGAGACACTGGCCGCGCCGCATGGCGACGAGTGGAACAGCATTAGTACTTGTCCATTCTGTGATGTCGTTTACATGAAAGTCGTGACAGATGCTGATGTCGAAATACAACCACTCCCTGGAGGCGACCAGTGGCAAAAATAATCATTGATATTACGACAGACAGTAAAAACCGGATGGCTGTTGATTGTCGGTGTGAAGCATCAAAAACAGACGGTAAGGATGATTTAGCGATAGCCAAAGCGGTTTCTTGCGGGTTGGCTGGGCATATTTCAATCAAGGCTCACGAAGCATTAATTAAAACCAAACGAGGTAAAAAACATGTCCACTGACAATAAACAATTCACTGATAAGGCCGCTCCAGAGGGGTACTGGGTTGATGCTAAAGGTATTCTGACCCCAATTTCTCTGGTTAAAGATATCGACAAAATGCGCGACACATTAGTGGGTGACATTATCAATCGCGCACTGGTCGTTAACAAAATGCTGGCCGAGTTTAAGCAGGCCACTTTTGCCGATATCGCGGCTTTTGTTGACCTGTCTGCCAATGAATACAACGTTTCACTGGGCGGTAAGAAAGGCAATGTTACCCTGCCATCTTTCGATGGCGAACATAAAATCCAGCGGGCCATGCAAGACCGCATTGCCTTTGATGAGCGCTTGCAAGCCGCTAAAGCGCTTATTGATGAGTGCTTGGCTGATTGGGTTAAAGGCGCACAGCCTGAAATTCATACCATAATCAACCGGGCTTTCTCCACGGATAAAGAGGGGGATATCAATACGGGAGCTGTTCTGGCTCTGCGTCGTTATGACATTCAGGACACCCGCTGGCTTCGTGCCATGGATGCCATCAGCGAAGCCGTGCAGGTTATTGGCAGTCGTTCCTATGTCCGCGTTTATAAGCGTATTGGTGATACAGACCAATATCAGGCAATCCCTCTTGATATCTCTGGAGTCTGATATGAAAGCTGGAGAGTTTAATCGGCGTTATCCCGTAGGTAAGGTTTTCATCTACCAACCGTGCAAATTTTTACGCGGGGGCAAATCAGTAAAAACGGTTGGCCCAGCCCATGATTTTGATTCGGCAACTGTCGTGGAAATTAATAAAGAACCTTATTTTGCTAATACGGAATCATTAACACCAGCGGGCTAATTTAAACCTTTATTAAGTCCCTTTTAAATATGGCGTAAACCCGCAGGGGCGCGCTTACGCCAAAATCATGGAAAACCATCATCATGAATAAAGAAAAGTATCTCGCCAAAATAAAGAAACTGCTGAATTTGGCGGCAAAAAATAGTAATCCGCATGAGGCTGCACTGGCGTTAGAGCAAGCTAAAAAGCTAATGCGTCAACATCAATTAACTGAGTCAGATATCGAGTTAATGGCTATTAGCGAAGCCAGTAGCAAGGGCGCACCGTCTCATGCAGAGACCATCCCAAAATGTATGGCCACGCTCATCAGTGTCATCAACATTGCATTTGGTGTGTCGAGTTACTTATCTCCGACCCGCCAGCCCCCTCATTATCGCTATAAAAATATCGTGAAGTTCTACGGCCCAGCTGAGCGCCCACAGGTAGCCGCTTATGCTTTCGATGTGATGTCTCGTCAACTGACATCGGCCCGCAAGGAGTTCAGTGCAGGGCAGCGTAAGAGCTTAAAGAGAACAACCAAAATAGCCCGTGCAGATACGTTCTGTGAAGCCTGGGTAAAAGGGGCTTATCAGGTTATTCAGCGCTTTGCTGTCACCGATGATGAGAAAGAATTAATGGAAACCTATTTTCAAAAGATAGGTGGAAGTGAGTTTGATAAAGGGGAATCACGTGAAGCGAAGAAAGTTCGCGGGTCAGACGATGCCGCGATTGCCGGTTATCTCTCAGGTCGTAATGCTGAATTAAATCACGGTGTTGATGGCACCCCAATGGCACAAATCGGGAGTGCATCATAATGGAAAACCTGTCTAAAACTGACTCATTGCGCCAGGCGCTGCAAGTGCTGGGGACTGCCACTGGCCGCGAACTGGCCAACTTTACTGGTTTGCCGATTGATCGTGTGGGCGCACTGCTGGCCTGTGATATCCGCAAAGGGCGCGTTGTCCGTGGCTGGAATGGGAAAATACGGTGCTATGGCATGGCTGGCACTCTCCAGGATACCGGCTCTGTTGTCGGTAAAGTTGGCTCAGGTCAGGGAAAAGGTAAGGTTCGTTACCTGCCGCTGGGCGTCACCAATCCTGCGTTTAGGGCGCTGGCACAGAAAGCCGCTGCCCTTGAACAACAGTTCAAATATTCCAGCGCCATGTCTGCTTGGTTGGCAGCTGCTGACGCATCGATGCTACTCGTCAACGAGCAATGGTGCCTCTCTCGCGCCATGTTTTGTGAGTCAGCCCAGTCTAAAGGCTGGGGAGGTCGCCCATGAAAGCCCATGTCAGCAGTCGCGAATACCAGAACGGTGGTACCAAGCGTATCTACACCCTGACCGATGGCAGTGTGGTGACCGAGTATATCAACCTGCCAGGTAAATCACGGTTCAATTTCTTTGATAGCCGAGGCAATACGGTTCACAAAAAACAGCAGCGCGTTGGCATGAAACAGGCTGTTGAACACCATAAAAAACAGTGGAAGGTGAAGCCATGAGCCATTTTCTGAAAGGTATGTCAGCCGACAAATTCAATCAGCAATACCCTGTTGGCAGTCGTTTTAATTACTTCTCTGTTAAGGGCATCCCTGACAGCGTTGAGGTGGTTACACGCACCGAGGCTTGGGCCTTGGGGCATGGTGGGGTGGTAGTTAGCGTCAATGGTCGCGCCGGTGGTCTGAGCATTGAGCATATGAAGCCTGTTAAGCATATAGAAGAGTTGAGCAAGCCGGTGGCGTGGACGGACGCAGAAGAACTGCGAGGTATGGCTAAAGATGGTTGCGGCTACCTTTTCAAAGTTGACCCTAAAAACCCGTTTACTGACCCACGGAGACAAATAATGCTCTATCCGCAAGCTTATGTAGATGCACTGCTAGCCAAGCTGGAAGCAGCAGAGGCGCGGCTACTTGTGCCTGTTAAGTTGCCAGCCGATGAAATCGGTGAGGCGGCTAGTTTTATGTCGGCTGCGGAAGTTATACCGGTTTCAATCGTTATAGCGAGGATTAAAGCCGCTGGCTATCAAGTTGAAGGGGGTGTCGATAATGACCATTAGAGAAATCACCTTAATCTGCTGGGCCGTAGCCTCCTACATCTACCTTGGCTATTGCTGGGCCAGCATTCTGCGTCGGTTGGGTTGGATGAGAAAAAGCACTCATCGTATTGCTTTCATACTAAACATGCTGCTTTGGCCAGTTGGACTGATGCTTTTTGAAGAGCGACTGGCTGCCGAGGAAGAGGATATCAATGATGATTGAAATCTCACCAAATGACGAGCGTATAGCGATGTTGCTAGCCAGCGGTTTTTCTCTCGAAGAGGTTAACCAGTGGTTTAGCCATATCAAATCAGAATTAGACAATGCGGATTATCAGCAAGAACTCTACTGTGATGCAGTGCTCTCTACCAGAGAATCGCTTAGTGCCTGCTGGATTATTTCCAGGCTTAAGGCCATATCTGAGGGCAATGATAAACAAGCCGCAGTGACGGCATTGAGCGCCTTAGTCGATATTTCTGCATCTTTTAAACTTTTCAGACTCAATGATGCTCCAGGGTATTTATTGGGTTTACGTCAGGGGGGTGACAAATGACCAAGGACAACAGTAGAGAGCAGGCAGCGGCGCGAAAGCGCCTCTCCCGCGCCCGCGCAAAGTCGCAGTTCGGGCAGCATCGTCTTGAAATCGTTCTCTCTGACCGTGGCTTTCAAATGTTGCTTGAGGGCTGTAAACGGAGCAATCCGGGTCGTGAGCCCTACATCCCTAGTGAGTATGTAGAACTGTTAATTTTCTGCGACGGCGAACGACTGGAGCGGCAAGAGGCAGCGTTAGGTAATTGCAATCATTGTCATTTGCCATTACCAGCGGGTTGCAATACAGCGTTTGTAGGTGAATCACAATGTTGGTTTTATCGTCAGTCACGTTCTTTAAATCTGACTGATGTGACCGGTCACGCTCGATTGGATGAGGTGCAAAATGACTAATTTGGGTCTGTTAAAAAGTCACCTGGCACTGGGTGAAGACTACAGCGAAGAGCTGCTGCAAGTGCTCCAGTCGGCTTTTGATGAGATTACCGCCTCTCGGGCAAAGCTGCTTGAATTGGGTGGTTACTCTCCAGCAGATACCGCTGATTTATTGACGGGCTGCGGGAAGTCAACCCACTATATTTCGAGGTTTGAGCGTGATGACCTACACTCAAAGCACTCTACAGCATTGATTAACATTCGCGTTGCCCACCGAAACAACCATGAGGTTATCAAGCAACTGGTGACTTTGAGCTGTCGCAATAATGAGTGGTCTGCTCAGGTGGTCTTTGATAACCCTCCCGCGCATAGTTCCCCTGTCCAAGTGATGGATACACTATCGGATTGGCTTATCCGGTTGGGCTTGGCGACAAGAGTCAGTGATAGCTTAAGTACTCAACTGGAGGCGTTATGGACAAAAAGCTGATCCAACTGATTCATGTGGGTAAGTCTGCTTTAGCCTGGGACGATGAAACCTACCGTGATGTTGTCTACCGACTGACAGGTAAAACCAGCTCGGCCAAGTGTTCCATTGAGCAGCAAGAGCGCATCGTGGCTTATATGCGGGCTCATGGATTTGAGCCAAAATCGGCTAAAAATCATGGCCGTCGCCCCAGCGTCCCTGCCACAAAGGAAACTGTTCTCAAGAAAATTGAAGCCTTACTGACCGATGCAGGGCGTCCGTGGAGTTACGCCGAAACTATGGCGCAACATATGTTTAAGGTAAGATATGTTGATTGGTTGCCGCTGGATAAGCTGACAAAACTGATGCAGGCATTGATAATTGATGCCAAACGTCGAGGGAAATCATGATGGATATCGAGCAGGTTAAAGCGCTATTGCCGGAATCTGTCCAGCAGATTGCCGAGTTGATCGGCTATCCTGCAACAGCCCGCCTGCTCGATAAGTTGGGCGGCACGACATTCCCAATCGGTAAAGGGTTGCGCGCACTTGGCGCAGCCCGAGCCACATTGTTACGTGAAACTATTGGTGAAGAAAATGCGCAACTATTGGTCAAGCATTTCGGTGGGGAGGTTCTTTATCTGCCTCGTTGTGATCGGGCATTGCGCGAGTTACGTAACCGCTCGTTCCTGACTGAATTCTCCCAGTTGCGTGACAGTGGCATCTCTTCACTGATGGTAATGACTCAGCTATGCCCTAAATATGGTTTTTCTGATAGATTTGCTTGGGGTCTATTAGAAAAAAATAAAACTGCACAAGATTCTCAGCAAAATACCTTATTTTAAAGGACTGAATATGACTGATAATTATCCGAACAAGGAACACGGCTCGGTTCCAGAACCCATATTAGAGAGCTTAAGGCAGTTTAATAAGCATACTAATTGTACTTGCCTTCATTGTGGTTACGTAGGTCTCATGGGAATTAAAGAAGAAATAGTTCCATGGTATGCGTCATGGTGGACATTCCTTGCTGCTTGTGTAATAGCTTTACCTTTTGTCTCAACTTATGCAGTAATAGTGGGTTGCGTGTTTGCGGTTATTAGATTTACTTCTTTAAGAAAGTTAATATTGTGCCCTAACTGCAAAACAGATTTAATTATTAAATAATCAGGTTTCCACTGAACCCCTTCCACTGATTATATAAAGCCCCCATAGCAATACTGACACCATCCCAACCCATTGGATGGTGTCATGCAAATCTCTCTATCACAGTTTCAACTTGCCGCCTCTTTATCTCCCGCGCTCGCAGCGCGTTGGTATCCTCATGTCTTATCGGCCATGAATGAATTCGGCATCGATACACCTCGCCGCCAGGCTGCGTTTATTGCTCAGGTCGGGCATGAGAGTGCCGGTTTTAAAACGCTTGTCGAGTCATTTAACTACAGCGTAGCGGGTTTAAAATCGACGTTTAATACCCGTTTAACAGCGGGTCAATGTGCCATGTTGGGCCGTCAACCGGGTGAGACCGTTGTCCCTGTAGAGCGGCAGAAAGCCATTGCCAATCTTGTTTACAGCAAACGCTATGGCAATAACGCGCCAGGGGATGGCTGGAAATTCCGTGGCCGTGGTCTCAAACAAGTCACCTTCCTGGATAACTATTACCGCTGTGGCCATGCGTTAGAGATTGACCTTATCGCTAACCCTGACCTGCTATTGCAAGATGAGTATGCGGCCCGCTCTGCTGGCTGGTTCTGGTACGCGAATAACTGCAACCAGTATGCTGATAACGGTAGCTTTACTCTCTTAACTAAAGTGATTAATGGCGGTGCCAATGGCCTTGCTGAGCGACAGGCTCGTTTGACTGTTGCCGAGCGTGTCCTATGTCCTTAATCAAAACCCTTAAAGAGCTCATCACCAACCCGGCATCCGGGCGGCTATCGACCTCAGATACCACTTTGGTGGGCGCGTTTATCGTGTCCTCTCTCGCGTTGATATGGGCCACTATTTTTGGCCCGTCCGGTGATATCTGGTTCGGTCTGTACCTTGCTGCGTGGGTGACTCAGAGCCAGGCGTCAAAACACCAGGCGCTCAAGCGCGATAAGGAGGTGTCCAGTGCCACTTCTGACGCTCCTTAAAGCCTGCTGGAAACCCCTGTTAGCGCTGTCTGTTGCCGCCGTTGTGGGGTTTGCCCTGGCGGCATTGATTTATGGCAAGCAGCTTTCAGATGAAAGGTTGTTATTTAGCACCGCTAAAACCACCTGGCAGGAAGAAAAAACGCGGGCCGCTAATGATGCCAGTGCCGCATTGGTTGCCGCACTGGCGCGTCAGAAAGCCGCTCAGCAGTTGGGCGATAAATTGTCTGCTGAGTTGCAGGCTAAAATCGACGCACTCCATAACGATAATCAAAGACTCAAAAGGCAAATCAATGAGGCAACTCAACAAGATGGCGCTACTTATACTGGCCTTGGGCCTAACAGCCTGTGCATCTACCAGTCAGCCCTCGGTTACCCCGATTGTGATCAGCGAATGCAACCCGCCGCCAGCGGCGCTGTACCAACTGCCCACGAAACCCAGCCCACCGGTAGCGGGTTACCACCAGAAGATATTCTCGCCCACTCCGCTGACTACGGGAAATGGTGCCAGCAATTAGAAACGCAGTTAATACAAATCAACAAATATTATTCGGGCGGTGCTAAGTGATATTTGACCTGGCAATGGCATTCCAAATTATTTTGGGGTTGGTTTCTACTCTTTTTGGTTTATGGATTAACGAACTCAAAAAGGATATTACCGCACTAGAAAAGTCGGTTGAAAATATAAAAACCGATTATCAACGGCGTGAAGATGCCAAAACAAACTTTGATCTCATGATGTCCACATTACGTGATGTCAGAAGCGCGATTGATCGTATTGATGGCAAATTGGATAAGAAGGCAGACAAATGAAATCACGCCAGAAACGCAGAAGTCGACGTGTTCATGCCGTTGAAAGTGAAGTCAGTGCGCTGAAAAAAATCAGCACGCAATTAGACCAGCTCATTATTCCGGGGCAGGACTTGGAGATATTGGCTGACATCAACTTAAAACTTGATCGGATAGAAACCAATATGACGGCCATTCAGGTCGAGGCAACTCGCCGCGGTGCTGTGGCCGGAGCCATTGCCGGGGGTTTGTCCGGGGGAATTATTGCGACGGCTATCGTGCTTATTAAAGCCCGTCTGGGGCTGTAATTATGGCGCATCCGCAGGAAACACGGGACAGGCTGCGTAGGTCGTACATTTTCGGCCAGATGTCGCTGGAAATCGCTGCCGCACAAACTGCGGTGTCATTTGTTACCGCCCGTCGCTGGAAAAAAGAGGCGCAAGACGCCGGTGATGACTGGGATAAATTGCGGGCGGCGCATGTTATCGCCGGTGGCGGACTGGAGGACATTGGCCGCGCGGTACTGACCGGACTTGTCACGCAGTACCAGACCACTCTGGAACAGCTTAATGCTGATTCACAACTTCCCGCTAAACAGCGGGTTGAACTGTTGGCCAGCCTGGCTGATGCGTTTAATAAGGCCATATCAGCCAGCAAGAAAATATTGCCGGAAACCAGTCAACTGGCCATTGCGCTGGATGTGCTTCAGAAGCTCAGCACCTTTATTTCTGAGAAGCACCCCCAGCACTTAGCGGCGTTCGTTGAAATCTTAGAACCCTTTGGTGATGAAGTGGAGAAGCACTATGGATAAGTATGACTGGCGAGCGTCATTAGCTCACGCCCATAAGAACGCATTCAGTATCGCTGTGAATAACAGTTTAAACATCGATTCAGGCAACCTTAAGGAGGGACTTTCCGTTGCGCTGAGTGGAGAGCAAGTCTGTGAGTCGTGGTCACGTGAGATGAAAAACAAGCTGCATGAACTGATTGAGATCAACGATATTGAGGGCCTGCAAACTGCCCTCAACAGTTCTTCCAATAGTTTTATATCTTAACGCCTAGTGCCTCAGCCAGTTTATGAAGCAGGCTGGGGGTGTTTTCATAATCGGTTGTACCGACTACGGTGCCGCATGAACTGCATTGTATGAACATCATTTTAAAGCGTGCGTTAGCCACTTCTTTTTCGACCAATTCGAATCGGGTGCTTTCGCATTTGGGGCATCGAGACAAAGCCATTTGTCAGTTCCTTTAAAATTTTGATTCGGAGTTTAAAAAAGTAACAAATCAACATTGTTTTTCATAGGGGTATACGTGGTTAAAAAATTCACCGCGCGTGACTTTGCCAGTGAACTGGCAGACCTTGCCGCCAGCCTGCGCAGAACCATTGAAGCTGAGGATGTGGGCTTTGACCCCTCGGCGGTGGCTGTGGCTGTACGTCACAAACAGGTAAAAGACCCGGTGACGGGCTATGAGTTCTTTATCGAGAACTATTTCCCGCATTATGTGCGCCATAAAGATAAGAGCGAACTGCATAAATATCTGTTCAGCCGCCTGCCGGAGATTGTCGCCAGTCCCAAAGGCGAGAACGATGCGATAGCCGCTCCGCGTGGTGAAGCCAAATCCACTCTGGTCAGTCAGCTCTTTGTCCTGTGGACAATTATTTGTGGCATCAAGCATTACCCGGTCATCGTCATGGACTCCATTGACCAGGCGTATCCGATGCTGGAGGCCATCAAGGCGGAACTGGTGTACAACCCGCGCCTGTTGATGGACTTCCCGGATGTCTGTGGCGCAGGCCGTGTGTGGCAGATGGGGACAATCCTGACCCGCAACGACATCAAGGTGCAGGTCGCCGGTTCGGGTAAGAAACTGCGCGGCTTACGTCATGGGCCATACCGTCCTGACTTGGTGGTACTGGATGATATCGAGAATGACGAGCAAGTCCGCAGCCCGGAGCAACGCGAGAAGCTGGAAAACTGGCTGAAAAAGACCGTGTTACCTCTGGGTACGGCGGGCGGTAAGCTCGATGTTATCTACATCGGGACTATCCTCCACTATGATTCTGTTCTTTCCCGCACCTTAAAAAACCCGCTGTGGCGCGTCGCTCGATTTAAAGCCCTGATACGTTGGCCAGATAACATGTCCCTGTGGGATAAGTGGGAAGAAATTCTGCGCAACAACGGGTCAGATGGCGAGATGCTGGCCAATGCCTACTACCAGCAACACCGCGCCGAGATGGACGAAGGGGCCATTGTGTCCTGGTCTGCGCGTCCTCTCCTCGCGTTGATGCTTATCCGTGCGCGTGATGGCCATGCCACCTTTGACGCGGAATATCAGAATGATCCGGTCAGTGGTGAAGATGCCATTTTTGCCGGTGAAGGTGTGTTTCACTTTTGGGTTAATCGGCTGGCCGAGTGGATTTTCTACGGAGCCTGCGACCCAAGCCTCGGTTTGCGCGGTAACAGTCGTGACCCTTCCGCCTTATTGGTCGGTGGCTTTAACCGTCACTCGGGCATTCTGGATGTGGTCGAGGCGGGGATCCGTAAGCGGGTTCCCGATAAGATAATTTCGGACATTATCGAGTTGCAGAAGATTTATCGCTGCCAGATATGGAGCGTTGAATCCGTCGCATTTCAGGAATTCTTGCGCACCGAGTTAATCAAGCGCTCCGCCAAGGCGGGTATACCCGTGCCAGCTCGCGGCGTGTCGCCTAGTGCCGATAAGCTGTTACGTATCGAGTCATTGCAACCGCATATGGTGAATGGTTTGATCCGCCTGCATTCCAGCCAGACCACGTTGATTGAACAATTACGTCATTTCCCCAAAGCCGATCATGATGATGGACCGGATGCTCTACATATGTTGTGGGCGCTGGTCATTTCCGGTGCGGGTAACTTTGAATTTAAAGCGGTTCCGCGTGGTTACGATAATGATCGCGGCAGTCGGTTCGGCTCAGGAGGTTGGTAGCATGGGACAAATCATTGACCAGTATGGTCGTCCACTTAAACGTGACGTACTGAAAGAATCCCAGACTTCACGCGTCGCACAGCTTAACCGCCAATGGCCAATGCACCCGTCCAAGGGGCTGAGCATTCGCAAATTGCCTCATATCCTTGAGGCCGCAGAACGGGGCGACTTGTCCGCGCAGGCGGATTTGTTCGAGGATATGCTGGAACGTGACGGGCATATTTTCTCGGAGATGGCCAAGCGCAAGAATGCCTTGTTGACGCTGGACTGGAGCATTGAGCCACCGGAAAATGCGACTGCTGCCGAAAAAGAACTGGCAGTGGTGGTCTCTTCCTGGCTGAAGTCCATCCCCGACATGGAAGATATTATTCTCAATGCGGCGGATGCGATTGGTCATGGCTTTGCCGCGCAGGAAATCGAGTCCTGGGAACTGGAAGGCAATATCTGGTTGCCAACCAAAGTCGTGTTGCGCCCCCATCGCTGGTTCAGTACCACCCCGGAGACCAACGACGAAATACGCCTCAACGATGGCACGTTCGAGGGGGCGGAACTCTGGCCGTTCGGCTGGCTGGTGCATACGCATAACGCGAAGCCCGGCTTTATTGCCCAGTCCGGTTTATACCGTGTGTTGGTCTGGCCTTATCTGTTTAAAAATTATGCCTTGCGAGATATGGCGGAGTTTCTGGAAATTTACGGTCTGCCGTTGCGCGTCGGTAAATACATGCCAGGAGCCACCGATAAAGAAAAAGACTCCTTGCTCCATGCGCTGGTGACACTGGGCCATGATGCGGCGGGTATCATTCCTGATGGTAGCTCGATTGAGTTTCATTCAGCGGCCACCGGACAGTCTGACCCGTTCCAGGCCATGATTGACTGGGCGGAGCGCACCGAGTCCAAGGTGATTTTAGGCGCGACCCTCACCAGTCAGGCGGATGGCAAAACCTCAACCAATGCCCTGGGCAATGTCCATAACGATGTGCGCCATGACATTCTGGTGTCTGATGCCCGTCAGTTGGAGGGGTTCTTCCGGGGCTTTATTCGGATGCTGCTGGCGCTCAATGGCAAAGACGTCAGCGCCCGTCGCCAGCCCAAACTGGTATTCGATACCCGCGATATTGAGGATATTAAAGTCTTCTCTGAAGGGGTGTCTAACCTGGTCAGTGCCGGGATGAAGTCTATTCCGACCTCGTGGATACACAAGAAACTCGGTATTCCTGTGCCGCAACAAGGCGAGGATGTGCTGACCGCGCCAGAACCCGCGCCGATGTCAGCCGGTTTGTCTTTGGTATCCAACCCGCAACGGTTCACATCCTTTGCGGCGTTAAGCGCAAACCCGGAGGGTGATGACCCAGCGCAGGTGGTTCTGGATGAAGCGCTATCTGTACCGGAGGCCATCAATCAGGCCATGGGTAAACTGATTGCGCCGCTGGTCGCTGCACTGAGTCAGGGGCAATCGCCTGATGAGGCCATTAATATTATTGCGGCCAGTTATCCGGCGTTGGATGACAGTCAGCTCCAGCAGCTGCTGACCCAGGCCATCTTTGTGGCAGACATCTGGGGACATCTCAATGCCGAAAGCTGATGTCAATCTGGCTGAGGCGATGACGCTCAAGCCAGAAGCAGCCATTCGCTACTTTGAATCCAAGGGGTATACCATTGGTTTCAACTGGCATGACGTGGAAGCCCGCGCCCATGCCACGGCGTTCACTGTCGCGGGAATATTGAAGCAGGATGTGCTGGAAGATGTTCGCCACAGCCTGAATGACAGCCTGCGTAACGGCACCACCTTTGAGCAGTTCAAAAAGCAACTTATCCCGGGGTTGGAGCAAAAAGGCTGGATGGGAAAAGGTCTGGTGGCAGATGCGGATGGCGTTCTGGAGGGGAAGCAGCTCACACCCCGCCGACTGAAAACCATCTTCCAGACCAATATGCAGTCAGCCTATAACGCGGGCCGCTATGAAGAGCAGCTCGCCAACGCCGAGTTCCGCCCCTATTGGGAGCGGGTTGCGGTCATGGACAGGCTAACCCGACCTAAACATGCTGCACTGAATGGTTTTACCGCTCGCTATGACGACCCGGTCTGGCAGTTTATGTATCCACCGGATGGCTACCGTTGCCGCTGCCGCGTTCGGGCGCGTTCTGAGGCCGATATCAGCCGTCACAATATCACCGTGCAATCCAGCCAGGACAGAATTGAGACGGTGCAACAAGCGTGGGGGCCCAATGATACGCGCACGGTTCAGGCTTTTCGTATTAATGGTGAACTGTATACCCCGGATGCAGGCTTTGGCCATAATCCGGGCCAGGGCAACTTGTCCGCGTTGGGGCAGCGGCTGATGGATAAATCGGCGGTGGCGTCTACGCGCCTGGCCTCCCTCGCCGTCAAAGAAACCCTGAGCGATAACACCCTGTTAAAGGCCGTTAAAACCGATGTTAAACGCTGGGTCAATCAGGTCTCACTCCAGCCCAAATCCAAGGGCTCATTGCGTCATCTTGGCGCGATAGAACCCGAGACATTAACCGGGCTGGAGATGCGCGGACAGGTGCCAGGCTCTGTGACCTTAACCGCTTTCGATAATGCGGTATTGGATGCCCCTGGCCCACTGTGGGCAGAGCTGCCGGAACTGTTGCGACAACCGGCGGCGACATTGCTCGATGGCGATCAACTGGTCTACCTCGTTCGCCAGGGAAAAGACGTTATCGGCGTCAGAGCACCGCTTAATGGCGGCAATACCGGCTTGCCGCTGAGCCTGATGCACCAAGGCGCGGCGCTGTCTGATGTTCAACGTCAAGAGCTGGCCCGCTTGCCGGTGCTGGCGGGGAGTCTGTGATGGGTGACAGTATCGGTATCAAGTTTAATGTGACTGATTTTGAGCGCTCCCTGGGCGAGCTTATTAATAAGTTGGAACACCGTGAGCCGTTAATGCGCGAACTCGCCGCAGCCATGGGGGATGCTGTTGAAGAGAACTTTAAAAATCAGGGGCGGCCTGCGTGGATGGGATGGAGTCCGGCCTATGCGAAAAAACGCGCCGGTGGCCAGATTCTACAGTTGTCGGGCCGACTGGCGGCGAGCATCGTCTCAGAAAGTGATAATGACAGCGCCAGTGTGGGGACGAATTCAGTCTATGGCCCTATTCACCAGTTTGGTGGCGAGATCAAACGTAAAGCCCGCAAGCAGGATGTGCATTTTAAACAGTATAAAAACGGGGAAGTCGGTAACCGATTCGTCAAAAAATCGAAGTCCAATTTTGTGCAGACCACCACGGTGGGTGCGCATACTATCAAGATGCCTGCGCGTCCTTTCCTGCACCTGGCAGAACAGGACGTGGAAGCCATGGAAACCACCGGTTTAGACTACTTTCGCCGTGTTATTGATATCTAGCCGTAAGCGCCCTGTAATCGATGTAGGGCGCTTTATTCGTTTAGCGGCACTCTCACCGGACTTTACCCCTCTTAATTGCACCAGCGCGTTTTTAAATCGTGTTTAAAAACGGGTTAACGCCATTGCTAATATGTTGCGTGAAGTGGCAAGATGATCCGCGAGTTATCCCCTGATGTAATCCACTGAACCCCTTCCACTGAATACCCTTTTAACGGCCCCGTATTCTCGGTGGCATGAAAACATTATTCGCCGCTCTGGCCATCGAAATCACAAAAGCGACCCACGGAACCATCCAGCTCTTTCCCGCTGGCGAATTCCGGGCGGTAGATAGTCGCCCTGAAGAGTGTGATCACTGGGTGATGAACGCTGAGATTGCCCAGCGACTCATCGATGCGGCTAATGCCAAATCGACACCTTACGCCATTGATTACGAACACCAGACATTAAGAGCCATCAAAAATGGTCAGCCTGCCCCCGCGGCTGGCTGGTTCAAATCGCTTGAATGGCGGGGGAATGATGGTCTGTTTGCTGTCGATGTCGAATGGACTGACGCCGCCGCCGCGATGATCCTCGCCGGAGAATACCGCTTTATTTCCCCTGTTTTTAACTACAACAAATCCGGTCATGTGCTGCAAATACTGCACGCCGCACTGACTAACACACCGGCTCTGGATGATATGGATGAGGTGATGTTAGCTGCCGCATCCGTCCTGGCCATCAACTCAACCTCTGAGGGTAACGCCGGAATGGACGAACTACTCGAACAATTGCGCTGGATGCTCAATCTGCCGCTCTCTACCACCCAAGAAGAAGTCATGGCTGAACTGATGAAGCTGATTCAGCGCCTTTCGAATGATGAAGGGACAGCAGCCGCATCGGTGAATCTGATCCAAATGCTCGACCAGTACGATACACAAGTTGCCGCACTGACCTTGCAAGTCACCACACCAGACCCGGTTAAATGGGTCTCTGTCGATGTTATGCATCAGGCCGTCAGTGAAGCGGTCACTCAGGCTCAAGCCAATATGGCCGCATTGGCCAGTCAGCAGTGTGACGGTCTGATCACCGCCGCATTGTCTGACGGGCGCTTGCTTCCGGCACAGAAAGCCTGGGCGGAATCACTGGCCAAGGCTAACCCAGACAGCTTGAAGAGCTTTTTGGATAAAGCGCCCAAGATTGCTGCGCTCACCCAAACACAGACCAAAGGCAAGCCGCCAGCCGGTTTACCGCCTACGGACGCCCTTGATGATGACAGTGATATCAGTGTGGCCGTCTGCGGTTTGATGGGCCTCGATGCCACTGAAGTCGCCCAATTCATTAAGGAGAACGGCAATGCGTGACAGAAATACGATGCGTAAAGACGGTGAACTGACCCCGGTTCCTGTCGCGGGAGCCACGGTGGTTTTTGGTGGACATATCGTTTGCGCCAACGTGGCGGGTTTTGCCGTGCTGGGGGCGGCGACAGCGGCGCTTACCACGCTGGGCGTGGCGGATAGTTATGTTGATAACAGTACCGGTGTTGCGGGGGATGTCGATGTCCTGGTGCGTCGGGGTAAGTCCTGGTGCTTTGCCAACTTTGGGGGCGATGCCGTCACCCAAGCGCGGGTCGGCAAGGATTGCTATGTCGCGGATAGTCAGACCGTTGCCGCGACGAGTAATGCTGATGTTCGCCCAGTGGCTGGCAAGGTGATGGCTGTTGATTCTGACGGCGTTTGGGTTCTGATTTAGGAGAAGCACTGTGATTGTAAATGCGAAAGTTGTTAAACAAATTTTTGTCAATCTGAAAGCCACGTTTCAGAAGGCATTTTCCCAGGCCCCAACTGACTGGCAGAAAGTGGCCATGGTGGTGACGTCCACCGGTAAGGAGAATGACTATAGCTGGTTAAGCCGCTTCCCAAAAATGCGGGAGTGGATTGGTGACAAAGCGGTTAAAGCGCTGGAAGCCTTTAATTACACCATCCGTAACAAAGACTTTGAAGCCACGATTGAAGTTGATCGTAATGATATTGAAGACGACCAACTGTTGGGGTATGCCCAGCAAGCACAAGCCGCAGGTCAGTCTGCTGCTGAGTTACCTTCAGATATCGTGTTTGCACTGCTGAGTAACGGCTTTGTCAACCTGTGCTATGACGGCCAGCCGTTCTTTGATACTGACCATGCTGTCAGGGGAGTGTCGGTTTCAAACAAGAGCACCAAAAAGTTGTCATCCCAGACGCTGGCTCAGGCAAAAGCCAGTTACGGTATGGCGCGAGCCACCCTGCGCAATATGAAAGATGAAGAAGGTGCTTCACTTAAAATCCAGCCTAACCTTTTGATTGTGCCACCGGCGCTGGAAGACGAGGCGAACTATTTGATGACGGCTGACCGCTTTCCCGATAACACCCCCAATATCTACAAAGGCACTGCCGAAGTGCTGGTTGTGCCGGAACTGAAGACCGACACCGAGTGGTTCCTGGTTGATGCCAAGCAATCCATGAAACCGCTGATTTATCAGGAACGCAAAAAACCGACCTTCGTCGAGCAGACTACCGAAGAGTCGCCGGATGTCTTTATGCGCAAAAAATTCCTATTCGGTGCTGAAGCGCGTGGTAACGGTGGTTATGGCTTCTGGCAGATGGCGTTTGGCTCAACTGGGGAGACTGCATAATGCCGATTCAAATCACCGCAAAACGGGATGGTTTCCGCCGCTGTGGCATGGCCCACAGCGATAAAACCCAGACTTATGCTGATGGCCACTTTAGTCCCTTGGTTCTTGCTGAGCTTCAGGCCGAGACGATGTTAGTCGTCTCGTATGTGCCAGAGGAGCAGCAAGACCGTGTTGAGCAGGATAAGGCATTGACAGAGGCGCAAGCGCGCTTTCAAGAGCTTGTCGTCCGCAATAAAGAACTGGAAACGGGATTGCTACAGCTTTCGGAAGATGCTGAGGCGTTGAAGTCGGCTAATGAGCACGCCAGCATCACCATTACTGACCAACTGCTGGAAATCGACCTGCTTAAAGCGCAGGTGGCCAGCCTGACGCCTGCGCCTGATACGGCGTCCAAAGAGTCAACAGACACTAAAACCACCAAGGCCACTAAGTAAGGTAACGCGTTATGTATGCGACTCGTCAAAATATGGTGGATGCATTCGGTGAAAAAGAGTGTATCGCCCTCACTGACCGTGATTTCACAGGGCAGATTGATGACCGTGTGATGGATGTCAAACTGACGCAAGCCAGCGCGGAGATTGACAGCTATCTGGCGGGTCGCTACCCCATCCCCTGGCCAGATACCCCCGGTATTTTGGTAGGCCGTTGCTGTGACATCGTCCGCTACTTGTTATGCGGAGCCGGAACCCAAAGCACTGACGAAATCCGGGAGCGATACGAAGATGCCCGCCGTTACCTTGAAAAAGTCGCGGCAGGGACAATTACCCTGGGTAAATTGCCTAACGGGGAAGTGGTCGAGTCTACATCACGTGTTCGCTTTTCTTCTGCGGGCCGTAACTTTGGTCGAGACTCGACTAATGGAGGTGCATTTTGATTATCGCACTGACTGAAAAGGCCATGTGTGAACGGTTACGCCAGGGAATGGGCCGGATGGTTCATGGTGTCCATACCTACGGCGGTGAAATGGACGGCGAACCTGCCGACGTTGTCCGTCGTTTACCCGGTGTGTGGGTCACGTTCGGCGGCATTCAAAAGACTGATCCCACCAGTATCAGCAAGCGCAAATACAAAACCTATGGGCGTTTTGTGGTGATTGTTGGGGATCGGAACGTGCGTAGCGAGGAAGCAACCCGTCAGGGTGGCCCCGGACTGGATGAAGTTGGCACTTATAAAATGGTCGAAGCGGTACGGCGCTTGTTATCCGGTCAGGATTTGGGGCTCAGGATTGCGCATTTGGTTCCTGGGCGCGTTCGCACCTTGTTTAACACCAAAGTGGGTGATGCTGCATTGTCTGTTTTCGCCTGCGAATTCGACACTTACTGGGTTGAAGAGGCGCTGGAAAATGGCTTATTCCCTGTTGTTGATGCGCCTGCTGATTCCATTGACAGTATCTTTAGTGGTTATCTGGGCAGCCAAAGTGAGCCGGACGCTGACTGGCTTACCACTCGTCTTAGTTATGACATCCCGCAAACCCCGCGTTCACCGGATGCTGAGGACATTATTCATCATGACAATACTGAAAGTTAAGGCTGTTGGCGGGGTTCGTGTTCCCTACCAACATAACGCCCGGAAATATATAGAGGGTGACGAGGCGGTCACTGTACAAAATACCGCCTATTACCTGCGCCAAATTGCAGCCGGTGACCTGATTGTCGTCGCGGACAAGGTAGCGGCTGTAGAGAGCGAGGGTGTGCCAGTGACTGATGTTGTCATTGCAGCAGAACCAAAAACCAAAGCCAAAGCGGAGGCATCCAGTGGCCAGTCCTAACATTGCTTTTGACAATATCCCGTCCAGCATTCGCAAGCCGGGTAAATACATTGAATTTAATACCCGACTGGCGGTGCGTACCTTGCCGGGTAACCCGCAACTGGTTTTGATTATCGGCCAGATGCTGGCAACCGGCAATGCGTTACCCCTTGTGGCCACCAATGTGTTTTCGGATACGCAGGCGGCTGAATTGTTTGGTTATGGTTCGCAGGCCCACTTGATGGCCATCGATGCCATTACCAGTAATCGCTACCTGCAATTGCAAATCATCGGTGTGTCAGATGCCGCAGCAGGTGTTGAAGCAACTGGCACATTGACCCTGACCGGCACGGCGTCAACCAGCGGTGTGGTCAGCCTGTGGGTGGGTGATATTCGTATTGATACCGCTGTTGCAGCAACCGATACCCCGGACGTGATTGCCAACAATCTGATGGCTGCGATGGCCAGCCAAACAGCATTACCGGTGAGCGCTGAAGCGGTAGCAGGCGTTATCACGCTGACCTGTCACCATAAGGGGGCTGTGGGTAACGATATCCAGTTACGGGCTCAGTCAACGGCCCGAGGCGTTACCACGGCTGTTACGTCCATGTCCGGGGGGGAAGTTGATCCCGATATCGCCCCAGCATTAGCTGCCGTTTTTGCCGCCGGTCATAACATTATTGTTTGTCCGTACTCCACACCTGACGCGTTAACGACGTTACGCAATCATCTGGATGAGGTCGGTGGGCCACTGGAGCAACGTGGGGCGTTAGGTGTAGCGGGCTGGCCTAAGTCGCTGTCTACCGGCACCACATTGAGTGGTGATATTAACAATGGCCGGGTGACGCTGGGCTGGCATAACGGCTCGGTAAAATTGCCAGGGCAAATTGCGGCGGCTTACGCGGCAGTGATTGCCAGCGAAGAAGACCCGGCACGGCCACTCAATACCCTGGTGATGAGCAGCCTGGACGTGACCGCGCTGGCTGACCGTCCAGGGCGCAATGAGCAGGAAAATGCCCTGCACAATGGCCTGACCCCGTTTGAGGTTGGCCCCGGTAACACCGTGCAGATTGTCCGCGCCATCAGCACCTACACCGAGAACCTCGCGGGAACGCCGGATGTGTCATTGCTGGATATCACCACCATCCGCACGTTGGATTATGTGCGTAAAGCCTGCCGTGAGCGTATCGACTTGCGCTTCCCTCGCGATAAGTTGAGTGCCAGGACAGCGCCGAAGGTGCGCAGTGAGTTGCTGGATGTGTTGCTCAAGCTCGAAGAGCTGGAAATAGTCGAAGAGGTGACCGCTAACCAGTCAGGCTTGATTGTTGAGCGGGATTCTGAGGATGTGAACCGGCTCAATGCCGCCATTCCCGTCGATATCGTTAATGGTCTGCATGTCTTTGCTGGCCGTATTGACCTCTTACTGTAAGGAACGTTCACCATGGCAGCAGAAGAGTATGTAGGCTCAATCGTGTTGGAAATTGACGGTCGGGAAATTGAAGTCACCGACCTGTCAGTCGATATAACCACGGGCCGTAAGCTGGTTAAAACCATGAACAAGACCGGACGAGCCAAAGGCTTCAGCCGGGGTATTGCCGAGTACAAACTCAGTCTATCCGCTGTGGTACCGCTGGATGGCGACATTGACTGGGCGGGCATTGAGAATGCCAAGGTGACGCAATACCCACTCTCTGGCAGTGGTGGCAAGCGTATCAGTTACATCGACTGTTTCACCACCGAAACCGGCACGAAGTACACCGTGGATAATGAAGCCAAGATTGATATCACCATGAACGGGTTACGTGAGGTAATTGAATAATGATCGAACAAGGTTTTTTGGTTTTCGGGGTCGCTGTGGGTGAGGTTATTCACCGTGAATTCTCCATTCGGATGCCGGTAGTCAAAGACACCATTGCTGCCTTAACCGATACACAGGAATCACAAGGCACGACAGAAGGCCCGGCAGCACAGCTTTATTATAAAGTGGCACTTATTGCGTCAGCATTAATTAGCCTGGGTAATCTGGCAAAGGACGATATCACCACAGAGTTGTTATTGAATGAATTAACTGATGATGATTTCGATATTATTGATGCGCATATTGCTGCCATTAAAAAAAAGCGGTTACCCGAGAAGAGCTCCTTGCCGGATACCGACTTATCACCCTCGCTCTCGGCAGATGTGGCGTCAACGAGCAACAAATAAGCGCTATGACCCACACGGAGTTGGACGGTCATCTGGATGCGTTAACCCGGCTGAATGGCAAAAAACCGTCAGCCGGGAATAACAAAACGACCACCACCCGTAGAGCTAAATCCAAACGACAAAAGCGGGGACGATAAATGTCACGTGGACTCAATCTGGCGTTGACGTTATTCGCCCGCGATAACGCCTCTAAAGTTCTCAAAAAGACCCTTCAAGATACGGTGCAGCAGACCACTGCCGCACAGAAAGCCTCCGAGAAATTGGGTGATACCGACGCAAAGAGTGCTGATAAGGGCATTAAAGCCTCTCGCAGTTTACAGGCTGAACTCAAGCGTCAGGCATCTGCCCGATCCTCATTGGGCGTGCGTTCTGAGCAGGACATTCAGCGTGAAATCCAACAAACCCAAGCTGCCTATAATCGCCTGACCCGCAGTGGTGTGATGTCTGCCAATGAACAGGCCCGCGCATTCAGTGCCATGACCGATAAAGTTAGTCGATTAAAAAATGAATTGAATGGTGCAAACCACAGCATGACCGGCTTACAGCGGGCCAGAGTGTTAGGCTCTGGTGCAGCGGCTGTGGTGGGCGGCATTACCGCCGCCAGTGCGGTACTGGCTCAGCCGGTTCGTAACCAGATGAGTTACGATGGTCGCATGGCTAAAATGGCCAATAAAGCCTATTCCGAGCGGGGTGTCGAAGGCCGACTGGAGGGTAAAAAAGAGCTTGGTGATGTTATCAAGAATGCGGTAACTATAGGCGGCGGCACAAAGGAGTCAGCAGCTGAAACATTAGACGCGTTATTAGATTCAGGCGCAGTTGAAATGGACTCCGCCAAGACGCTTTTGCCTGTTATTCAGAAATACGCTACGGCAACCGGCGCTGACCCGAAAGACCTGGCTAACATTGTAATTTCTTTAAAGCGGTCTTTTGGTATTAAAGATGAGGATATTGGCAAAGCATTAAACATGAGTATCGTTGGAGGGGAGAAAGGATCATATGAACTTCCCGATATGGCGAAAGCCTTGCCAGAACAACTTGCTTTAGCGAAAAATCTTGGTATGAGTGGGCTGGATGATTACGCCACACTGCTTGGTGTCAATCAAGGGGCTGCAATAACAGCAGGTACCAGCAGTCAGGCGGGTACAAATATCATTAACCTACTCGCCAAAATTAACAGTAAAGACGCAGCGAATGCCGCTGCCCGAATAAAATACAACGGTAAAGGCATCGATTTACCTGGTAGCCTTGCTGCCGCTAAAGAAAAAGGCATTAATCCGATAGATGCCTTTATGGGCATTGTCGATAAAGTCGTCGCCAATGACCCTGCTTATCAAAAGCTGGAAGCTAAATTAAAAACAGCTAAAGGTGAAGAGCGCAAGCAAGTTTTAGAGTCAATGTCCAAAATATTGGAAGGCTCAGCGATTGGTACAATTATTGCTGACCAACAAGCGCTATTAGGGCTGCTGGGGTATCGTGGAAATAAAGAATATGTTCAAGACGTCATTAACGAAAGTAATAAGCAGCGAGATTTAAAACCCGGTCAGGGCGCAGGTGATATTAATTTCGCCGTTGTATCTGAGGGTAATGATTTTAAAACTGGTCAATTTAATAATACGAAAGACTTTGCCGAGATGGATGCCATTAAACCGTTATCCGATATTCTTGGCTCCTTATCTAAAAACTTAACCGATTACTCCAAAGAATATCCTGGTCTCACCACCGCAGTCGTCGGTGCCACCGATGGCATTAAGGCTATGGGGGCTGCGGCTGCGGCGTTTGCCGGACTGCGCTTCCTTATGGGCGGCATGGGTGGTATGGGCGGTGGTGCTGGCCCCGCTGGCAGCGGTGGAATTAGCGGGCCGGGTACACTCGGTAAAATAGCGGGCAGCAGCATGGCTGTTTCAGCGCTCTACATTACCGCTGGCTCAGTCGCCATTTCGACCGTGCAAGATGTATTGCGTGAAGACTTTGCCAAGAAAAACATGACAGAGAAAGTGGATTCCATATCCATTGGTACCTCGGGATATTCCCTCTTGGATTTTGCCTGGGCGACTGCGAAAGACAGATTCAGTAAAAAAGACTCAGCCATTCCTATTCCCTCCAATATTACCAGTGGTGACGCTAATCCCTTTACTGCATCGGCGAATAATCTTGCCGGGTTCGGTGTACCGTCCTATCTGTCTGCTGGCCAGCAGGGACAAAAGAATCAGCCCATTCAGGTCATCTCTAAATTAGAGGTTGATGGCCGTGTGCTGGCTGAAATCGTCAATGATGTGAATGGGGCTCAGGCTGTTCGCGGGCCAACCGGGAGCCCTCAATGAGCTGGTCAGATAGCATGTTAGACGCCTCATTTCGGGGCGTTCGCCTCGATGTGATTAATACTCGCGACACCTGGAGTCGTGACACCGCGCAACATGAGTACCCCTATATTGACGGGGCCGACGTTCAGGACATGGGCCGTAAAGCTCGCAACATTCGTTTATCTGCGCTGTTTTGGGGCGATGATTACGAAAGCCGGTTACAGTCATTTATTGCTGAACTGGACAAGCCTGGCGCGGGGGAATTGATACACCCTATTTATGGCTCAATGCCCAATATGCAGGCCATTGAGTGCCAGGTGAATCATGATGCAGATAATGTAGATTACTGCACTGTTGAACTGGTTTTTCTGGAATCAAAAACCGGCAATCCGTTCTTCAGTCAGGACTATCCTACCGCCCAGGCTGATGCCATTTTTAATCAGGTACAATCGCTGATGGATGCCGAGCAGAGCCTGATGGATGATGCACTGGCCCCGTTGCGTGACGCTAAAAAGCTGATGTCAAAATCAAAGGCGCTGGCCTCTGCGGCATTAAACATGATCATTATCTTTCGCAGTGAAATCACCGGTTTTGTGGGCAGCACTACCGACTTTGTGCAATATCCTGGTGCGTTTATGCGTGACTTGCAAAGCGCCGTCAGTTTGACCTCGCTGAATACCACCTCCAGTGGTAGCAGTACGAGCATCGGGAGTGGTGTTTCTGCCTCCAGTGCAATCAGTCAGACCAGCGCCACGATGTCTGACTGGGGTGAGTCTCACCGTCAGTTGACAGCCATTGCTGCTATGCCAGCAGCTCTGGTATCCGGTGAAAAGACCGCCCCAGTAGAGATGCCCGCTGGCACGACAGTGGCAGATATTGCTGAACTGATTGCGATGGTGACTGTTGTCGTTGCGGGCGAACTGGCACAAGACGCCGCTGATATCTTTAGCGATGACGATATCAATAATCTGCTTTCTCCTGTTGAGATTGAGCGTATCGCTAACGATACCCGCGAATTTATCCAGGCAGCCATTGACCAGCATCGGGCTCAGTATGCCGATGCCACGCAAGAAATCAGCTCAAGTCCCACCGCATTGGGTATCGCCTGGCAACCTGTTGTTGATGGGTTAAAAGATATTGCACTGGCCGTGCAACAGTTAGCCGCCAATATCATCACCACACGCCCGCCACTTATTCAGCGCCAGGTTGATGGCGTCAGTAATCTGCATTTGGTGGCTCACCGCTGGTACGGTGACTATCGTCGGGCTGTCGAGTTGCAGCGCCTCAATCCGCAGTTACGTAACCCGAACAACCTTAAACCGGGAGATGTGCTTTATGCCTACGCCATCTGACAAAGCCCAGGACAACCGCGTCAGCATTCTGATTAACGGTAAAGTCCACAGCGCCTGGAGCCGTTACCAGATTGATTCTGATTTCTTGATCCCCGCCGATGCATGGAGTGTTTCGCTGGGTCTGCCTGATGGTGTATTCCCTCCCGGCATTACGCGCGGGGTCTCCGTCCAGGTGAAGGTCGGCGCAGACACGGTGATGGTGGGCCGTATTGATAGCATTCAGCGCAACATTTCGCGCAAGCAATGCACATTGTCACTGTCCGGGCGCGATGGTGCAGCCATCCTGGTCGATTGCGCCGCACCTATATTCACTTCCCGCCAGTTGGGGCTGGAAGACGTGATTGCCAATATCGTGCGGCCATTGGGTATTACCAAAATTCGGATTAATGCGGCCAGTGCTATCCGTAATGATAAGGTCAGTATCGAACCCGGCGAACGTGCCTGGGATGCGTTAGTTCGTGCAGCTGCTGGCCGGGGGTTATGGCCATGGTTCGAACCTGATGGCACATTGGTGGTTGGCGGGCCGGATTATACCGCACCGCCAGTGGCCACATTGATTATGCAAATCAACGGTGATGGCAATAATGTGCTTTCTCTCAATGATACCGCGTCAATCAACGGTTCATTCTCGGAACTGACCGTATTGGCTCAGGGTCATGGCCAGGGAGCTAAATCATCGGCTGACCTGGGCATTGTTGATATTGATAGTGCATCAATGGCCAGCGAGTCAGACAACAGCCCGGATGATGACTTAAACCAGGATAGCGGCACAGCGGAAACCGGTACTCATGGCCTAAAAACCGTCATCAAAGACCCTACAGTGCCTTACTATCGCCCGCAAATCATGGTGGTGGGTGATGCCGATAATCTGGATCAGGTACGTTATCGCGGGCGCAAGGCGATGGCGGATGCCCGTCTGGCGGGGTACAGCTTAACAGCGGTGGTACGCGGTCATCGAACGTCTGATGGCATATTGTGGGAGCCAGGCCAGCGAATACATGTCCGCAGTGAACCCCATGGCATTGACGGTATTTTCTTCCTGATGGGACGTGAATTCGTCGGGGGACGTCCCGAGGGCGAAACCACCACCTTACGCTTAAAAGAGGATGGGATCTGGATACCAGACGCCTTCCCGAAAAATAAAAAGGGCCGGAAAAGAAAGGCTAAAAAGGATAAAGAACTGGGGATAGTCGATGTGGAATAATGTTGATGGTCGAATTAATACGGCGTTAAACCGTATTCGAAAGGCATTTAGGGCGGTGTTAACACGGGTTAACAGTGGCGGACAGATTCAAACCGTACAGGCCAGAGCGCTGGCAGGGGAGCAATTGCAGGACAATGAATTGTTCCAGCACTATGGCTTTACCTCTAACCCACTTCCCGGCACGATGGCAATAATATTGCCTCTTGGGGGTAACACCTCCCATGGCGTGATTATCGCCACTGAAAACGCGTCTTACCGGCTTGCAGGGCTCAAGTCCGGGGAAGTGGCACTCTATACCGATGAGGGGGCTAAAATCGTTCTCAAGCGGGGTCGCATCATCGATGTGGAATGCGATTTGTACCGAGTGAAATGCAAGAAATACGAGGTCGAGGCCGAGGATGAGGCCTATTTCAATACCCCGATGGTCATGGCCAGTGAGCAGGTCACCGCGCAGAATAAAATTACCGGTAATGGCGGTATGGCCATCAAGGGTGGCGCTGGGGCAACATTTGAGGGTAATATCGGGCAGACCGGTGGCAACTACACCACCAATGGTGATGTGAAAGCGGGTGAAATATCTCTGACCGGACATCATCATATTGATAGCATGAGCGGCAATACATCGGACTCCAAAGCCTAACCCACTGAACCTCTTCACCTGAATTTTCCTGCTCCATGCCGCCANATGGACATGCTAATTGACCCTTCAACCCGAGACTACACTGGCGAAAGCATCAGTACGCTGGCCAATGCCGTCTATCTGCGCCTGATGGTTCCACTGGGCTCCTGGTGGGCGGATACCACGCTGGGCTCACGACTGCATGAACTGGCCCGTGAAAAAGATGTCTCGCGGGTGTATACCCTGGCCCGTCAATATTCCGAGCAGGCATTGCAAAGTTTGATTGATGATGGCCGGGCAATGGCTATTGCCGTGACATCCACCCGGATAAAATCGGGGTGGTTATTACTGCATATTGTTGTTGAAACCGCCCCTAATCAATCTCAAACGTTTAGCCATCCAGTGAGGGTTGCCTGATGCCCCATATAACACCCACCGTTGAGGCTATTCGCGATACTCTTCTACGGGATATCCGTAATTTATTACCCGATGCCGATATTTCACCAGACAGTGACTATTATATCCGCGCCTCTTCTGTTGCCAGTTGTGCGGGCGGTATTTATCAGGATCAAGGTTGGATTGTCCGTCAGATATTCCCTGATACCGCCGATATTGAATTTTTGGAATTGCATTGCCGGACGCGGGGCATCGTTCGCAAACCTGCGAATACCGCCACCGGCACCCTTGCCCTGACCGGCGAACCGGGGGCCACTGTCGCCAGCGGGTTAACCGTGACACGCGACTCATTCTCTTTTGTGACCACCCAGCAGGACGTTATAGGCGCGGATGGCAAGGCAACTGTTACGGCGCAATCGACGCTTTCCGGCACGGCGGGAAACACCACTCAGGTTATGTCAGGGACGTTATCGTCTACCCCTGATGGCGTGGACAGTACCGTTATCATCGGCATTATGCTCGGTGGCACAGAGCAGGAAAGCCAGCCTGACTTGCTGGCTCGGTTACTGGATATCATTCGTCGCCCGCCCGCTGGGGGCAACAAGTACGATTACAAGCGTTGGGCGCTGGAGGTAACTGGTGTAACGGGCGCATTTGTTTACCCCTTACGCCGTGGGCTGGGGACGGTTGATATCGTGATCACCTCTGCTGACGGTTTGCCCTCAGAAGCCATTATTGAAACCACTCAGGCCCATATTGATGACGTTCGCCCGGTCACAGCTAAGAGTTCATTAGTGATGGCCCCCACCATTAAAACATTTGATATTGACGTTAAAGTGACTCTCAGTGGTATTACGTTAGATATTGCCGAAGTGCAGGTTAAAGAGGCATTAAATAACTATATCAATCGACTGATACCGGGTGAGACGTTTATTCGCAGCCAGGCTGAAATGTTGGTTTCCTTTATTACAGGCGTGACTGACCGAAAAATAATAACGCCGGTTGATAACGTTATTCCACAAGTCGATGATGCGGTTGTTGAATGGCTACGTAGCGGCACGATTACGGTGTCATTACTATGAAATTTTCAACCTTATTGGGCCTGTTGCTACCGCCAGTGGCCTATGACTCTCAGCAACCCAAAATTAACGCTGAAATTCAGGCAGAAGGTAATGCGCTTGATACTGCTTCTTTCCTGGCTAATGCCGTATTGGGGGGCGTCACTCCCTTTTATGCTAATAGCCTGCTGGTTGACTGGGAGCGCGTTCTGGAGATTACGGCAGAGCCTGAAGCCAGTTATCAGCAACGTTTGCAAGTGGTGCTCATCAAGTTATCCGAGTCTGGCGGTCTCAGTATCCCTTATTTTAAACGCATTGCAGCCAGCGCTGGGTACCAGATAACCATCGATGAACTCGAACCCTTTAGGGCTGGGATTAATCGCGCAGGTGATCCACTCATGGTGCCAGAAATTATCTGGGTATGGCGGGTCAATGTTTTCGGCTCAAAGGTTCAGACATTCCGGTTTAGAGCGGGCATATCGTCAGCGGGTGAGCGTTTATCGGCATTTTCAGACTCGGTGATTGAAACCGTATTTAACAACCTTAAGCCTGCCCATACGTTTTGTTATTTCACTTACCAGGAGAGCTGATAATGAAAAATATCATGCCGCCAATTGATACCCCTGACAACATTTTCCATGACGGTAATCCGGCAACGGGTGAGCAAGGAACTATTGTTCCGGGCCTATGGCTGACGAATGTTCAGGGCGCTATCAGAAATACTCAGCAAGAATTGATTTCAGTATTAGCGGAGGCTGGCATTGAAATAAATGAAAGTGCGAATAATCAATTATTACTCGCCATTTTAAATTTAATTTCAACCCGGTCACCTGAATTGCCTGTTGCATCCCTTCTTTTAAAGGGGATTGCTCAGCTTAGCAGCTCAATAACCAGTAGCAGCGAAACGTTAGCCGCCACCCCAAAGGCCGTTAAAACGGTAAATGATGCTGCCCTAAAAATTGCTAATAACCTTTCAGAGATTGCTGCTGCTGGCCCCGCTGCTACTGCCGCTACCAGAACAAATCTTGAACTCGGCAATGCTGCATTAAAAACGGTAGGTAATGCGGCGGGTAACATTCCCGATATGAGTTTTTTTACAGCGTCGGGCAGCGTCAGCGGATACTCGAAAGGCCCAAATGGAATAATAGAACAATGGGCAGTATCTCCACTAAGTGTGGCGGGCGGAGTGGCCACTGTTCAATTGCCTGTCCCATTTCCAACCGCCTGCCTCGGGGCTGTTGCTGGTGAGTCTACTGCGCAGTGGTCTGGTAATTACTGTGTCATTTGGGGAGTGAATGCGGTATCGAAAACGACCGTGACTGCTGTTGCGAGAAACATTAGTGGAACTATTGGCCCGGCGCCAGCTGTCGGTGCTGTATGTGTAGTACGAGCGTGGGGGTACTAATTGTGAATTACTTTTATAGTGCAATAACAAATATGTTTTATCCCGTGTCACTGCGTGCAGATTATGAAAATGCGGGAAGCTGGCCAGAGGATGGGATTGAAGTTGATGGTGCAGTATACAAGGAGTTTGTCGAAGAAATGCCGCCTGTTGGCAAGGTGCGCAGCTCGAAAGGTGGGCTACCTGTGTGGATTGATATCCCACCCGAACCTCCATTAACAAAGGCGCAATTAGTTGCTGCTGCCACAGAGAAAAAAGCACAACTGAAATTTGCGGCTGATTCAGAAATTGAGTGGCGACAAGATGCGGTTGATGGGGGTTATGCTGAGCCGGAGGAAGTTACAGCGTTGGCTGCATGGAAGAAATATCGTGTTTTACTGATGCGTATCGACACATCAAAAGCACCAGATATCGAGTGGCCTGAACAGCCTAGCTGATATTTCTATAAAAAGACCTCTAAAGAGCTGCGTATGCAGCTTTTTTAGTACCTAATTATTATTGATCGATTAAAGCAATTAATTAATGAAAACCAATATGTTAAATCGATCATAAATTAAGGAGTCGTTTATGAGTAATCCAGTAATTCCTTGGGTTGGCGGTAAGCGCCGGTTGGCAAAACACATATTGCCTCTATTCCCGGCGCATACATGCTATGTCGAACCGTTCTGCGGTGGTGCGGCACTATATTTTCTAAAAGAGACATCTAAAGTAGAAGTTATAAACGATGTCAATGGCGAGTTAATTAATCTTTATCGGGTAATTAAAAACCACCTTGAAGAGTTTGTCAGGCAGTTTAAATGGGCATTAACTAGTCGTCAGGTCTTTGAATGGACGAAAGCCACTCCTACTGAGGCGCTCACAGACATACAGAGAGCAGCGAGGTTTTACTATCTGCAAACAACCGCCTTTGGCGGTAAGGTTGATGGTCAGACGTTCGGCACCTCTACTACCAGCCCTGTAGGGCTAAACCTATTACGTCTGGAGGAAACCTTATCAGCCGCACATCTAAGGTTATCCCGGACAATGATAGAACACCTCGGCTGGGCAGCTTGCATTGAGAAATATGACCGGTCACATACATTATTTTATCTAGATCCTCCTTACTGGCAGACCTGCGGCTATGGTATTGAGTTCGGGCTTGACCAGTATGCCCAAATGGCTGAGTTGGCGAGTTCTATTCAAGGGAATATGATAATCTCAGTCAATGATATTCCTGAGATGCGAGAAGTCTTTAAGGGGCTGCATATAGACACTGTGAGCCTGAAATACTCATTAGGGGACAACAAGAAGCAGGCAAGCGAGTTAATCATTAGAAATTTCTAG